TTGGAGCGCCTACGCCCCAAAAAACACGTAGAAACTGAAAGACCCACGGTTGTCTTTGGCAGAACGTGCGACAGCGGCGATTGCCTAGGCGAAAATATTCCTCTTGTAGACGTGGAAGTAGGAGATATATTAAAAGTGCCAAACATGGGCGCTTATACGACCGTCACTGCGTCAGAATTTAACGGCTTCCCGAAGCCTGAGCGTATTTACGAACTTCACTAATTACATTCATCTATTGTAAGGCATGCTAGGATTCAAGTTACCTGGATTATTTATCAATACAAAAACCCCAGGTTTATATCCCACAACATTGAAAGAAAGTCAAATAAAAGCCCTAAAAGAACGATTGGACAATTTTGATTTTAGAATGGGTACGAAAGAACAGTATATGGAGGTGGAATCGATTATGAACATATTAAATGGGACTTTGGAGAATGAGGCGGACCAAATGGATTTAGCAGGTCTTTTTCTTGTCTTAAACAAAATAAAATATCATAGAGAAACCTGGCGTCAGCAACCAGATCAATTTGTGAACGTGCTACTAAAAATCGTAGACCGTATTAAGGGACAAGTAGGCGGAATGAAATCTTATCAACCACGTAGATTTGTTTTACCCCAGCGCACCGCTCTACAACCAATGCGTCAGATGCCGCTACACGGTACAATGTCAGCCGCCGAGGCAACCCAGAAGCAGCAGTTTTTTCGCCAGAATCACAACCTCAAGACCCGTAAGATAAAGGCAGCAAACAAAGCAAATGCTGAGATGAACTATGGTAACGTTGCACCTATCACAAATAATAATATGTACAATTTAATTAATAGACCGACCCACAAAAAGATGTGGAATAATTATTTTTCTAATAAGAAAGGCGGTACCCGTAAAAATAAACTGCCGAAAAGCAATACCCCTGAGTTTCGCAAACAGGTAATAAATACTATTAGGTCAAGAATCAATCTTACAAATACTCATAAGGCAATGCTGATTCAACGGTACGAAGATGCGGCAAAAGCAGGATTAGCGACACCAAATGAAATTTCTGCGTTGGTTACGCTCGCCCAACTAAAAACGACTCGCCGCCGACGGTAATCTAAAGGGAGGACGTATTGGAAACCTTGGAGACGTCGACCAACGGCACAAGTCACAGGGCTTTGAACCCTATAATCTGGGTTCGATTCCCAGCGTCTCCTTTAAAACATGCGTCGTTGTATATATACAAAAATGAAGACCCGGATTAAGGGTCTATATATAATCAATGGGGTTTATTTACAAAATCACGAATATAATAACAAATAAATGTTATATTGGTGAGACTATGCAAAAATATGCTCATAGACGTTTTAGAGCACATATGAATGCTATTCGCAGAGGAGGCGGATGTCCTGCGTTAAGAGATGCTGTAAAAAAGCATGGTGAGGAAAATTTTAAGTTTGAAGTTCTCCTTACTTGCCCCGATGAGGATAGATTTCGTCTTGAAAAGGAATATATAAAACAACATAACTCGCTTGTGCCGAATGGATATAATATCCGTGATGCAGGAGAGGATAGTTCTGGTTTTAAACATAGTGAGGAAACAAAGGCTAAAATATCAAAAATATCTAAAGAAACATGGAAAGATCCAGAAAAATTAAAAAGATTGCGAGAAAATACTAAAAAATATTGGGGAAAAGAAGAAAATAGAAAAGCACAATCAGAAAGAATTAGAGCATCTGAGAATCATAAAAATGGGGTTAGAAATAAAATTTTAAATATTAAATTAAATGATGAATCTAAAAAGAAGATAAGTGAAAGTTTAAAAAAATATCATAGTGAAAATAAAAATGGTGTTTCGGATGCTACAAAGAAAAAGATAGGAGATGCCCAATGTAAACCTATTATACAATATAATAAGGAAGGAAACATTATTAAAAAATTTATTAGCACAAAAGAAGCGTCCTTGGAATTAAATATTGCGCAGGGAGCTATTTGTCAAGCACTTAATGGCAGATCCAAGACTTGTGGTGGATTTATCTGGAAATTTGATGAAACAGTCTAAAGAAATAGCAAGTCTCTTTAGTTGGAGCTATCGTATAGTTGGTTTTTTTAGTACACAAGATTCTGATTCTTGTAACCCAGGTTCGATTCCTGGTAGCTCCTTGTATGTGAACTATTTATAATATTTCACATAAATAGAAATGTCAGCTTTTCGCCCAAGCCCGTGGCTATTACGATCACAGGAAAACAGAAATAAGCCTGCGCCATTGTCATTGAATAAACCAGTAATTAAGAAGAATAATAGTACTAAACGTATAGCCTTTGCGCCCGTGAAAGCTGTCCCGAAGACGCGCAAAGGGCGGAAGGCAAGGAAAACTCGAAAAATTCGCCGCTAGTCGGACAAAATTGACGGTCTAAAGATTTCCACCGTGGATACAGTGGGAGGAGACTCCTATTTAAGCGGGAATATGCAAATTGGTTAAGCAATACGTCTTAAGAACGTATGGAGTAAATCCGCGTGGGTTCGAGCCCCACTTCCCGCACATATACTATTTTTTCGTTTAGAGAATAAATAATATATATAACAAATTTGACTCCCGATAACAGAGGCTGTATACAGATATAATGGGTTTTATTTACAAAATTACAAACACTTTAACTAATAAATGTTATATAGGAGAAACGATTGAAAAAGATCCTAATACACGCTTTAGAGCCCATATGAAACTTATTCGCAAAGGAAAAGGGTGCCCTGCACTAAGAGACGCAGTTTTAAAACATGGTGAAGAGAATTTTAAGTTCGAAGTTATTCTTCAGTGTTCTGATGAAGATAGATTCCGTCTTGAAAAGGAGTATATTCAGCAATATAATTCTATGGTACCAAATGGATATAATATACTTGAGGGAGGACAGTGTGGTGGAGGTTTCAAAGGAAAAATGCACACACAAGAAACACGAAACAAAATTAGTGAGATGGGTAAAAAACATTTTAAAAATCCAGATGAATTACTCGCTCATTCACAACGTGTCAAGAAGTATTATGAAAATCCTGAAAATAGAGAAAAAGCATCTATAGCATTAAAATCTTCCGAAAAATTTAAAAAAGCGGTTAGTGAAAAAAGATTTGGTGGTGCTGTTGTAAATCATACAGAACACCATAAAGAAGTTAAAAAGAAAATTAGTGAAGGACTAAAAAACTATTTTAAAAATAATGATGATACAAAACCAAACTTAAATATTGAAAAACATAGAGAATCTATGGCAAAAGCAATAGGCAAGCCTATATCCCAACACAATTTAGATGGGACATTTATAAAAACATACAAAACCGCATCCGAAGCCGCTCGTGAGTTAGGTAAACCTAGTGCTTGTGGAATCCGTTTCGCTCTATCAGGCAAACACAAAACAGCGTATGGATTTGTTTGGAAGTATATTACAGAAAATTCATAAAAATTGACGACTTAAAGATTTCCGCTGTGAATTAAGTGGGGGCAACCCCACTCAGGTCCCTTAGATCAGTTGGTAGATCATCCCTCTTATACGCTTGTACGTATGCTTCGCGAGGGGAAGGTCGCGGGTTCGACCCCCGCAGGGACCAAACGTTTTTTGTTAGTCATCTATTATGCCTAACCAAAGTCTAAACAAAACAACCATAAACACTCGCAGAGCAATGCGCGCCGATATTTTTCGTCGCCTTGGCGGTATAAATACGCATCAGCCCCGTTTCACAGCCCTACTTCAAACGGACGGCAGTTTTCAACACCATACCAAGCGCTCACGAGTGGCAATGATGCTTACAACTGAAACACACAGATATACTCTAAGCCATATGACAAAGATTCCAGACGCGCAAGATAGTACAGAAACAGAGTGGGCGTCTATTCACCATGGTCTCCTGTTCGCCTTAGAAAATAATGAGCGAAATATTCATATTGAAAATGATAATATGAGTGTTATCCGAGGTCTCATGCTTTCTGACAGTATTCTCAAGAATGAATATGCAAAATACAATCGCTATATGATTATGAATACGGTAGCGAAGACATACTGGACGGCAATACGATGGATTCCAAGGGAATTGAATGCATCGGATAAGTTATTTGGGAATAAGAAGCGCCGTCAATTACGCTAATGACGACGCGTACGCCCCTTTGGACTTGTTAACGACATTTCCGCGCTATTCATTGCGGCTAAATTACTGGCAACTTTTGCCATATTTCCTCGAGATTCGAGGGGGTAAGCAAACCTAGGATCACGATACGCATAGGGTTCAACGTAGCGTCCATGTTGAATATTTAATATTTTTTGAATTCTAGCATTAAATGCGGCGGCGGCACGTTCATTACGTGTTTGCCAGCCCTGTGACAAGGAATAAGGACTTCTACGATTAAAACCAG